CTCATCAATGATGATGATGATTACTGGGCAATCAAACACAATGCAATGCAACAAGTGCATGACGACATTCATTGGCACTTGAAGGATAAATTTCTTATTGATTATCCTGAGATGTGATTGAAAATGTTTAGGTAAATATACAACATGAATACAACATTAATTGTTAGCGACGATGGTGTTCTAACATTCACCGAAGAAATCCTCCAAGAAACTGGATGGAAAGAAGGAGATATGTTAGAATTTATTGATAATGGTGATTCTTTTATTTTGAGGTTAGTTGATGAGTCGTAGTGAATTTGTCTGGGTTGAGTCTTATCGACCCGAGACTATTGAAGATTGTATTCTTCCTGACGGGATTAAGAATACATTCAAACAATTTGTAGAGAAGGGTGAAGTCCCCAATCTACTTTTGTCTGGTCCACCTGGATGTGGTAAAACCACAGTGGCCAAAGCCCTTTGTCATGAATTAGGAGTAGATTATTATGTCATCAATGGATCCGATGAGGGACGATTCCTTGATACTGTCAGAAACAATGCGAAGAATTTCGCTTCGACCGTCTCACTTTCGTCAAGTGCTAAACACAAAATCATTATCATTGACGAAGCTGACAACACAACCCCAGATGTACAACTCTGTCTACGGGCGTTTACTGAGGAGTTCATTGGCAATTGCAGATTCATCTTCACCTGCAACTACAAAAATAAGATTATTGCCCCCCTCCACTCCCGATGTGCAGTCATCGACTTTGCCATTAAGGGAAAAGAAAGACAAGAACTTGCAGCCAAGTTTTTCAACCGTCTCAGGACTATACTTGAGAAGGAGAGTGTGGAATATGATCCGAAAGTACTTGTCGAACTAATTCAGAAACACTTCCCTGACTGGAGACGAGTTCTTAATGAACTACAAAGATACTCTGTCAGTGGTAAGATTGATACAGGTATTCTTGCAGCGTTCAGTAATGTCAAAACCGATAATTTATTCCAGAGTCTCAAAACTAAAGACTTCTCTAAAGTCAGAAAGTGGGTCGTTGATAATCTGGACAATGATCCTAGTGTACTTATTCGTAGTATTTACGATGCTATATACACACACTTGGAAGGTTCTGGGATTGCTGCTGCTGTCCTCATTATTGCTAAGTATCAGTTTCAAAGTGGATTCGTTGCGGACCAAGAGATAAATATGTTGGCTTGTCTCACCGAGATAATGGTTGAGTGTGAGTTCAAATGACAAGTATTCCAACCAAAGTTGGTATGGTTATGCTCGTAATCTACTGGATGGTTATGGGTGGTATGGTCATCAACTTGTATTATCAAAACATTAATATTGAACAAAATTATGAACGTTAAAGTATTTCGTATGTCTTCTGGTGAAGATGTAGTTGCAGAAGTCCTTGAAGATAAAGATGAAAGTCTTATTGTCATGAATGCAATTGTTGCATTCAATCAAGGTGATGGACAACTTGGTTTCGCTCCTTATGCTCCTCTTCTAAAACGAACGGAGAAGGAACTAGAAATTAATAAGAAGTGGATTGTCTATGTTGCTAATGTAAATGACGAACTAGTTGAAAAATATGAGGAGATGTTCTCTCCCATCAAGACCCCAAGTTCAAAATTGATTCTCTGATATATGACTACTGAATTGAAGGATTGGTTGAACTCAATCAACTTTACCAAAGAGAATCTTATCGAAGAAGATTCAACTCTTGTTAAAGAATATCCCCCCTTTATTATTAATAAATGTTTGTCAGGTCACTTAGATTGTGTCTTATTTGCTAATGAAATGAATAAGTATCATTTCCTAGATAAAGATATGCAATATAATTTTTATCTAAATATATTGAGAAAGAGGAAGAGATTCTCTCCTTGGCTTAGAAAGGAAAAGGTATCAGATTTAGAGTTTGTCAAACAATACTATGGTTATAGTAATGAGAAAGCATCTCAGGTACTGAAAATACTATCTAATGAACAAATTGATTTTATCAAACAACGACTTGACACTGGTGGAAAAAAATGAATCAGACTACTGAACCTCAGGTAGATTGGTCTCAGGACCAAATGGTTGAGATCCGATTGAATGAACCCGATGACTTTCTTAAAGTTAGAGAAACTTTGACTCGTATTGGTGTTGCTTCTAGAAAAGAAAAGAAGTTATACCAGTCATGCCATATTCTTCATAAACAAGGTAAGTATTTTATCGTCCACTTCAAAGAGTTGTTTGCTCTAGATGGTAAATACGCTAATCTTACTATTAACGATGTTCAGCGTAGGAATCGTATTACTAAGCTTCTTGCTGATTGGGGACTCATTACGATAGTCAAAGAAGATTCAATTCTTGATATTGCACCATTGAATCAGATTAAAGTTCTGTCCTATAAGGACAAACAAGAATGGATTCTGGAGCAAAAATATAATATTGGTAAGAGAGGTAAAACCGAAGAGGAGGGTTAATGAAACTCAGTAGACCGTTAATTCATTTACGATTGGATCAATGTCAATACTTTTGGTGGGATTCCCGTACAGATCCAAGAGAAGATGATTACGATCCTGATTTTGACCCCAGAAAACCGAACAATACCAAGAGGGTTTCCACACCCTCTTTTTTTATGTAAACTGTTATAATTAGTACAGGACGCCGTAAGGGTCCACACAACACAAACTCGCTTTAATAAGGAGCTTAAAATGACCAATCTAGCAAAGTATAATGCTGCCGATTTGGATCAGCTAATGCATCAGATTACCAGAAATTCTATCGGTATGGATGATTATCTTACCAGAATTTTCAACGCATCTACACAAAATTATCCTCCATATAACGTAGTTCAGGTAAATAGTACTGAAACGCGTTTAGAAATCGCACTAGCAGGATTCAAAAAGGAAGAAGTAAATGCTTACACCGAGTATGGAAAACTTTTTATCAGGGGGGAAAAAGAGGCATCTGACGAGACAGGGACGTTTATCCACAAGGGTCTGGCTCGAAGAAACTTTGAGCGATCCTGGACCCTCGCTGAAGATACAGAAGTCTCCAACGTCGTATTTGAAGACGGACTTCTGTCAGTGACCCTTACAAAGGTTGTTCCAGAACATCATCAGCGTAAAGAGTATCTCTAAATAATAGAGTATCGTCGTCGCATAGACAGCGGGGTAACTGGCAAAATCCAGTTGACACCCCGCTTTTTTATTGGTATAATTAAACTAGGAAATTATAAAAACATGACCGTAAAACTTTTACTTCTGAAGTCTGGGGAAGATGTAGTCGCAGACATTCAGGAAATGGTTCTAGAGGAGAAGGTAGTTGGTTACTATCTTAAGTATCCTTGTAGAGTAAAACTTGTTGCTGACATGAGTCAAACAGAAGGTAGTACTAAAGTTCCATCTAAAATTCAACTTCAACCATGGATGCCACTAAGTTCAGACAAAGTAATTCCTTTGGTTTCTGACTGGGTAGTCACAATTACTGAACCAGTGAATCAACTAAAAACAATGTATCAAGACGGAGTAGACCAGTATGAAGCTAGAGAATCTAAAAGTGCTAGTTCTGATGAATCAACAGATTCTGTTAGCACAGATTGAGGAAGTAACTTGTGAACTTGGTGAACCTGATTGTAAGATGACGGAACCATTCATTTTAAGTGATGACTTGGCCCTGACATTACAACCTTGGTTAATCAATATCACTACAAATAATACATTTATGATTCACTCGGACAAAATCTTGACGATTACGGAACCCAATAGTAAACTGAGGGACAAGTACGAGAGCCTGGTGAAGGAATGAAGTTTTATACGAACATTCAATTGGTTGGAAACAATGTTCTCGTCCGTGGTTATGAAAATGGTAAGAGTGTCATGTTCAAAGATGAGTTCCAACCAACTCTCTTTGTTAACTCTAACCGAGAGTCAAAGTATAAAACACTAGAGGGAGATAATCTAGAACCCATTATTCCGGGTTCTATTCGTGACTGTAGAGAGTTCTACAAGAAGTATGATGGTGTAGATAATTTCAAGATCTATGGTAATGACCGATATGCATTCCAATACATCTCTGAAAAGTATCCTGAAGATGAGATTAAATTCGATATTACAAAAATCAATCTCATAACAATTGATATTGAGGTTAAGTCTGAGGA